CGGGTGGGAGGTTTTGTACCGTTATTTATGATGTATGCATTTTTTATATAGGTTGCTCCAATCTATGGCAATTCCAGTAATTGCCGACGTTATACGGCGCCGGTGAGTTGTATTATATCAATACGAACATTTTGGTTTAACGTTAACCCCGCCGCCGAATTCGTTATTACGATGGTAAACGTTGTTCCAGTGGTGAAATAATAGGTAGCGGTTGCATTAGTAATGGGAGCGCGTACCGATTGAATTACATATAACGAACCAGTGGTTACAATATCAAAAAAATTAATTTGATTTGTATTCACTTGCCCGAATAAATAAAACTGGTAAAATCCATCCGTCGGAATAGTAATCGTTGTTCCGGACCAATTAAATCCCCGGTTCCGGGTTTCTACTTGCCATGTAATGGTAGCGCTGGTTCCGGCAATACTTTGGGACGCGCTACGCGTCAACGTCAACGCCGCCGGTAATGGTGATTCGACGCGTTCCAAAATATCGGTTCGCCGCCCAACGGCGGCTAAATTAGTTAGAAATGAGTTCAATTTGTATTTGCTCCCGTCCCATGCTATCCATAGAAATTTGTACGCCGTTGACTTTTTGCGTTACCACGGTTGCGCCGGTGTAAATACTCACCAAATCGCCGATGAAATATTCGACGCCGTATCGAACGGCGGGCGTTTGGAGAATTTGCGCGCTATAGGTTACCCGGTTTTTCGTCGCTAATCCTAGTTCGATATTTCCGGTATTTTGGAGCGCCGCGGTACTGGTTTGGCCGTTGCGGGCGTCGATCCAATCTTCGCGTAAATCGAACCCCGTTGGGAGGGACGCCGGCCGGGTAACAATCGCCCGGGCGGATTCACTGCCCGCGCCCGCAACAATCACGGCGTTAAAATCATTAATCCGGGGTTGTTCTATAACCAGTTCCCCAATGGTTCCGGTATCAACGCTAAAAATTACACTTGCGCTGCGATCGGTTCCTCGTTGTCCGGTGTACCATGTGAATTCATACGTTGCCGGCGCCGTGTAGATTACGGCAAAATCACCGCCGGCGATTTCTTGGATTCGTTGCATTGCCGTTAGTAGATTTTGGCCCGCAACCGCAATAGAAATAGAATTCCCCGCCCCGCTGGTTGCGGCCGCCGTTGCTCCCGTAATAACCCCGTTCAAAAATCGCCCGTTCCCCGTGGTGGCAAGGGAACCAGCGTTATAATTAAATAGCGTTTTCATCACGGTTTCCGCCGGTTGGGCGGTAAATGTCGAACGGTTGGCGACGCCGGCGAAAAACGCAATGATTCGGTTCTGTAACAATACTTCGAACCCAACCGCAATAAACGAAACCGTCGTAACCTCGTTTATGGTGGTTTTCGTTTCGTAAATCACCCCAGCGAATTCCCGATTATTGGGAACGCCGGCGGCAATGTCCCGCCGGAATATTTCCACCCGCGCCCCGTATACAATATATGAAACGTTTGGATCAGTTCCGGTTAATACTGTTTGGGCAATGTCGAACGCGTTTAATACACGGGAGATTTTGACGCCAATCATTGCGGTGAGATTGGCGACAATCGCCCCGGCACTATCTCGGATGAAAATGGTATATTGTGGCGCCATGCTATAACCGTACTACTTTAAACCATACGTTCGAAACGGTACGGGCGGCGCCGGAATTTTGATACAGTGAAATGCTAAAAATCATCCCGCTAGTACCATCCCCAGCGATTACGGCCGCATCTTGGACGCCCGCGGATAATGCTGTTTGTGTTGCGGCGTTGTTGTTTAGATATTGGGTGGTAAATGTGCTATCACCGTTTAAAATTACTTGACGGGTTCCCGTTGCGTTTGTATCCCACTGCACGCGAGAATAGACTATATATGTTGCATTTGGAACCGTGATAGTTCCCCCAACCGTATCAACAATCAAATTACTATCGGCGCTATTACTGCCTAATGAAAAATTGGTAATTGGCGTTACGGCGTTGTTTGCAATACTCAATGAACCGGTATAACCCAAATACGATAATTGCGTATTGGGAACGCCCCTTACTTTTGCAAACTGATTTGTTACTGGGGTTAACGTACCAAAACTTGATGCTGAAACGACAATTTGCCCAATTAATAAATAATTTGCAAATCCGATTGCGGTGGTGATTGTTGTCGCTTGGGCGTTGGTTACCAGTGCTATGCGAATAGTTGCGGTGGTGATCGTGGTGGTTCCGGCGCCGTTTGCCGAAACGGTTAATGACCCGCCGGTTGTATTGGCGATAATGGCAATATTGTATGTTGCGGCCGCTAATCCCGTTGCGGCAATGGTAACCGCGCCGTTTGATTCGTAAAAATACCCGTTGATAATTGCGGCGCCGTCGGCTATGGTAAGCGTTGACGAAGTTTTGCTTAATCCCAAATACGAACCAGTTAATAACACGCCGGTTCCCAGTGTATTCCGTTCCATTGCGATCATACGGGTTGTATCGTATGCGCTAGCGCCGTCCGTTCCCGCTACACCCGTTGCCCAACCTAACGAACGCTCAGTACTTGCCATTGTTGCCCCCTATATACCGCTATAGCGATTGTAATAAAAAATGCTGGTATTACTTGCCCCAGTGGTTCCAGTTCCGACGGCCGTTATAATGTTTACCCCGTCGATAACGTCCGGGGCCGGAACTATAGCAAACGTTGCCAAATCGGACGCCGCCGTAACCGCCGCAATTTGATTTACGCCTAAATCATCGGTAACCGTTTTGTACCCGTATAGTAGGTTAAACGTCCACGTTCGCCCCGCGGGGATAGCGCCGGGTACTGATATAACCGCCCCCGTTGATTGGTTCGTTATGGTTAACCCGGTAATTGGCCCCGTTGCGGTAATGATTGGATATGATTGCCATGATCCGCCATATGTGATTTTTGTATTACCCGATAACGCCGACACCCCATAGGTTACCGGGTAAATTTTGGGTATCGGGGTTGGCGTTCCGGCGATTGCGGGGGCGATGGATTCGGTAATACCGCTGGGGTCGTACCATGTAGGATCCGCCGCCCGCAATTGAACCACAAATTTTATATCGTACCCGGCGCCGGGGACGTGATCGAACGTTAACCCGCCCAAAATTTTAACGGATATTGCGCGTACAAAATCATCTCCCAGCGGGACGCCAACCGAAACGGTTAGTAACGCCGGCGTATTTGATGGGGTAAATATTTTTAGTATTGCATCCCGTTTTTGATAATGATCCGATAGATTGGGCGACATAACCAGCAACGGGAGCGACATTATACGGGGGTCTAGTCTAAAATCGGTATCAAAATCCCCCTGTTGAAATGTCCCCCGTTGGGTGATTCGATGGAGGGGCGCTAACCCGAAACCCCCATCCCCTTGGTAATTAAAATCATACCCCGTAATTGGATCCGTTCCGTTTAACTGGTACGTTTTCCCATTGGTGGTTAGTGTGATTGCATACGGTGCACTAGTTCCCATTACGCCCCCGCTAATCGTTGCATATCCCGTAAATCCATCATAATCGATGATTCCGATTGATTACTATTATATGTTGCGCTTAACTGGTAATAATTATTGGTGGTTGCTTGGGTCCCCGCAACCGCTCCCGCCAATCGGGACGCCCCGGCAATGTCTGGAATCCCCGATACAATTCCGGCGGCGATTCCTTGGGAAAATGGTTTCCCAATAGTTTCGGCCATTAGTACCGATGGTGATGCGATATGGAAAAATTCTTTAATCGCCAACCATCCGCTCATGGCCGCCGCTAATGCGGCCTCTTTAATTTTGCCGGCGGCGGCGTTAATTCCGTTTACTATTCCGGTTGCCATATCAATACCGATTTGGGTAAACTTTGTTACCAGCGTCCCAATTTCTTTCATTACCGCCGCAATTACCGCCGATACGGCGCCCTTTATTTTGTCCCATACTGTTTGGAACGTGGTTTGTAGGGTTAATAACGCCCCCGTGGTATCACCCCGTAAAAATAATAGAAACCCATTCATTACGCCGGTTATGACGGGAAAAACCGCATTTACCACCGCAACCAGTACCCCGAATACCGTTTCGATAACGGGTTTTAATACGTTAAATTGAGTAATAAGCGCTTGAATTACCACGTTTGCAAGTTCCATTAATACTTGCAATACAACGCCGGTATAATCAATGATTAATTTTAGGGCGGATTGAACGGCCGGATCATTGAACGCCGCGATCATCCCGGCGGCGATTGGTTCCAGTTGGGTGGTAATTATCGTAAATATTTCACTCATTCGGGCCAGTACCGGCGCCGCTCGGGCGCTCCCATCGGCTAGCCCCGTTTGGATTGCCGTTGCAAGGGTTTGCAATTGGCTAATGATTCCCGGCCAATCAATCCCCGCAACTAAATCATACGCAACGCTATAAAAATCATTGAGGGCGGTAAAAATCGAATCCCAATTTACCGTACTAACCCAATTCGCAAATGACGCCGCGACGTCTGCCAAAATAGGAACCAGCGTTTCCCCGGCAAATGCGCCGAACCGAACCAGTACCGGCAATAACGCCGTACCGATTTGTTCAAACGCGGCGCTGGTTTGTTCCTGTAATACAATCATTTGGCCGCTAAATGTATTCACGGACGCCGCCGCAGATCCGCCAAATTCGGTTGCAAGTTCCGACAAAATAACCTTTTGCGCGCCCAACATATCGCCCGATTCCGTTAACGCTTTAATTTGTTCTTTTTGTTGGTCCGTGAATGTCACGCCAACCCGGGAGAGGGCGCCAATACCCGCTATTGGGTCGTTTAGCGCTTTCCCTACTTGCATTGCCGTACCGCCCAAATCCGTTCCCAGCGCCGTCGACATATCCAAAATTGTTTGGGTTGCATCGGTAAACGCCGGCCCTTTGATTTTGGTAAACGTGGCTAGGATATTTTCACCCGCTAAAATAGCATCATCGCTGAATTTACTCATTCCGTTTTCGGCGCTTAAACGGCTAGCCAAATCCCCGAATTGTTGCGCCGTGAATCCCGCGGCGCCGCCCGTTGATTTAATGACGGCCTCGGTTTGTGCTAGGGCACTCTCCCAATCGGCGGCGCCCTTTATTCCGTCGCTAACCATGCCAACCACTGCCGACAATCCGCCCGCAACCGCATTAACCGCCGCCGCTCCAATGGAACGTAACGCCCCGGTTGCTATTTCGCCCAATATGCTAAATCCGCCGCCGGTACTGGTAGCGGTATCTTGTACGCTATTAATACTCTGATTAACGTTGTTTGCGGTTTTACTTACATCGTCGATACCCTCAAACGTGATTACCACATTTGTTGCCACTATGTCCCCCGTTTCCGTTTGTTTACTTTTTGTTCCGCGTCAATCATAGCCAACGCCCGCCGTATCGTCACCCAATCGGGGAGCATAGACGGCGGGCAATGGTAAACGTCACGGCACAAAACCAACTGTAAGTATTCCACGGGTACGGGCGCGCCCGCCCACAAATGTGCCGTTACGCGCCCCCCGATTTTTTTAATTCGGAATCTCCCAACCCCGCCCGGTTCGTAATCGCGTCAAGAATTGGCGCCAAATCGTTAATCGGAATATCACGGATGGTTTGCCCCGGTTCGAAAATAACGAACCGGTTAATCATGCTTGCGACGTCCCGGATTTTTTTGGAATCGCTAAAGTTTTCAATGTCGATAATGTCCCCCATAGTAAGGGGTAAATCACGTAATTTATAATGCATTGGTATTCCTTAAACAGTATGCGTAATCGTTTCAACAGCCAGCGTAAAACTACACATAATCGGATCGCCCTTTGAACCATCGAACCCGGGGTAATCAATTGAAATAATTCGCCCAATACTGGTTGTATAGGTATCGGCGCCGGCCGTGGAACCGCCGGGGGTTAATTTAATTGCGACCAAATCACCGCCGACGGCCTCAAATGACGTCAACGCTTTTTGATACCCCTCCAAAGTTGCCTCGGTATAAATTACGTTAACTGTCATTTCGGCGCCGTCGGTTTTCCCATACGTGTTTTTGGGGTAATCGATGTCCAGCGGGTACGCTTTCCCGTACAACCGTTTTACCGTGGTTGTGTCTACTGATTGGGCGCTCCCCGAAATATCGGTATACGCTCCCGAACCGCCGATTTGGATTTCGATTTTGCCGAACGCCCCGGACATTGCTCCAGTTGTTGCCATGGTTGTACCCCTTTACTGTATGATGTCCAAAAAATCCATAGTAATTACTACCACATCATAGAACCGCCCGGACGCCGCCGGGTATTCCAACATTTCAATGGTACCCCGGACGTTTTCCCGGGTGTAGTGTGATGCTCCCAGTGTCCGGACGGCGTCAATATAATTACTCAAATAATTACCCAAATTAACGGTAATATCGGGTAACCCTTGCCCCATCCCGGCCGGCCGTAATAAACAAATATCCTGTATGGTCCAAACTACTGTCATTGCAAACGTTGGGCGCAATGTTTGGGATTTGGCGGAATTCACCCCGAAATTGACGGGTTGTAATATCCGAATGGGTAAATCCGCCTTTTCCCATGTGTTGCGAATCGTTGCCCCGTAATATACGGGCGGGGTGGTTGTTCCGTCCGATACCGCCAACGCCGCTACGTCCGCCAAAATCTGATTAAGGTTTGTTGCCATATATTAGGATCTCCTTTTGTATGGTTTCAACAAACTTACAATGATTTTTGGGATTGCATCCGGGGCAATGGGAACCCCATCGGCGCTAATGATTTGTTGGGCGCTGGTTGGATTGGATTCCCGGTTTTGATAAAAATATTTGGTAAGTTCATACGCCGCCCCGACAATATCCGCCGGCGCTGTCACGCTCCACGCCCAACGGCCCGTAATCGATACCGCCCCGTCCGGTGAACCGGTATATGTCCACACATATTGGGTATTCGATTTTATCTTAATCGCGGATTTGGTGGGGAAATTCAACGGGAGTAAAACCACCGCCCCGGATGGGATTAGATTCCCGTCCCCGTTGGTAATGGTGGTGAGTTGGCACAAATCCGCGTCTAATCCCAGCGTTGCCCCGTCCCACCAAATCGAACCGCCAAAATCTTCCCGTAACGGGGTAAATACCCGGGTTGTATCGGCGGCGGCCTCAAATGTCCGGGAGGTAAATGTATCAATGGTTTGTTGGGCGCTATTAATACAGATTTGTATAATTCCATCATCGGACGCGCTGGTAATACCCAAAAACGTTTTGAACTGTGCCAGTGTGATATATGCCATGTGTTACCCCTTTTTTGGGCGCCCGGCGCCCCGTTTTGGCGGGGTTGGGGGATTGGGCGGGGTGGTCGTATTGGAGCGTTCTGGGGGCGTTTTGGCGGGGGAAATACGCAACGTCGCGCGTCCCCGGTCTATCATTGATTGGGCAATATGGGGAGCAAAATCCACCACCGCGCCCGGTTGGTAGGTTACTAATTTCCCGTTTTCATATTGACTCAATCCATCACGTAACACAATTAACATATTCCACCAATACCCCGGGACGCCGGCGCCGACGCCCCGGGGGTAATCATTCGTTAGGGATTTACGCCGTATGCGAACGCCTCGGCTTGGGTAACGTCACCGCCCCAGCGCATTGTTACGAAAATACCGGTTTGACCGTTTGCCATGTATACGTAAGGGTTCCGGGCAATTTCCATATTCACGGATTCCACAAACATATAATAGCCCCAGTTACCAAAAATGATTGGTTTGTTCCCAGTTCCCAATGCTTGTATAAAATCGCTATTGGCCAACGGGTACCCGTCGATTTGCGAACGGGTGACATTCAACAAACCGGCCTGCGGAATGTTCCCAGTGAGTCCGCGGATTGCGTTTAGCGTGGTACCGCGCAATACCCAACCACATTCATTTTCTTGTAAATAAGAGTTCGGGATAGCGGCCTCCAAATTTACCACGTCCGAAAAATCCAACCCGCTGGCACTTGCGAGGGTTTCCGATTGGGTCGCCCGGGTAAGAACGCCGTATGGTTGGCTAGAACCGGTTCCCTTAATGATGAATTCATTCACATTACGGGCGGCGGCGCGGGCAATTTCACGGGTGAGAAATGCATCCAAATTCGCTTTTTCATCGCGTAACAATTGGTTACTGATTTTCATTGCTAGGGTTGCGGTATATACTTGGATCGCGGCCTGTCCGAATGTGGGTTCGTCGAAATTGTACGCGCCCGATTCGGCGGTCCATGCAAAATCTGATTTTTGGACTTGGGTGGGAACGTCCAATCGCTGATAACTGGTCGTCATTCGACGAATTGGGAGTTTCGTCAAAATGCTCAATTCATCGCGGCGATCGATGATGTCGCGATATGGTTCCGCCGGGGCGATATAGCCACCGTTGGCGCCGGTACCCTCTACCAGCGTTGTTTTGGCGGCGATTTCATCGCCGGTTTTCATCCAGTGCCAAAACGCGGCGGTTGGTTCGTTGCTCATACCCAATTTGGTGACGTTTTTCACGTTGGGCGCCTTGCCCCCCATGTAGACGCCGCCACCGGCCACGGGAGCGCCGGCGAGTTCGCCCAAACGCTTGTCTACAATGTCTGTAACCTGTGATTCGTTGAATTGAAAATCCGACATAGTGGGTAATTCCTTTTTGACTGATTCGGTAATATATTGCCCGGCCGGCCGGGTTTCCCCGTCATTGCCGCCCGCTATAGCCGCCGTTACGGTTCGGGGTTCCGCCGGGGTGGGGGTGAGTGAAATCTCCCCGATTACCCAACGTTTTAATTCGCCATTTTCCCGAACTACCAAATGGGGGAGGGCGCCCGTTGACAATCCTAGCGCGCCGCGCTTAACCAGTTCCATTACTTTGGACGCGTAAGCGTGACGCCGATCTAATTCTATTTCAACGTCTATTCCCTCATCGGTGGGAATCCATTGTTTTACCGCCCCGATTTGGGATTTTAATCCGCCCAAACTGTGATCGTAATAGACGGGCAGCCCAACGAATGAACGGGATTCACCAAAATCCGTGTTTTTAGTAAATCTATCCCCGGTGAGATCCACGCCGCCAAATACCACGCCGGTACCAATAATGAGGTTTTCCCCGATTGCTTTAATCACGATTAACCCCCATTACTTGCAGTAATTCCCGAACGTAGGATTTCCGTTGTTCTAATTCTAACTTCCACGATTCGGGCAACCGGGCGAAAAACTCGGGACCCTTTGCCGTGGCTAATTCGATTATACGCCGTTTGAACGTTTCGAAACTAATCGGCCCTTGGTACCGGCCCCAACTGGAAACCGCCGCCGGAATATCATCGGGGGTTACAATGACAAAATTACGGGTTTCGGGAATAACAAAATTCGAATCCGGCATTTCCGCCCGTTCGGCCGGGGTTGCGTTGCGATCATCCAGCGCGCCAACTTCGATATTAACATCCATTTCGGCGCTGGTACCCTCATCCATATCCATCACGGGGGTTTCATCCGCGGGCGCTGATTCCATAACCAACCCATTGGGGATTACCCATAGTTTGCAGATTGCGCCGGGTTGGATATTCCCGTATACGATTTCACATTGGCCGGATTCCATGTAAAACGCGCAATTTGCACAAACCAACCCCGAACCAGCAAATCCATTTTGTTCCGCCGGGATATAGTGGGATTGGGTGATTGATTGCCCGAATTTGCCGTATTGGGTAACGATTGATTCGTATGCATCGATTTGGGCGATTTGGGGCGGGGTGTATTCCCCGTCATCTTTTAACGCGGCGATCCCCAGCGGTTCGGCGCCGTCATCTCCCAACGCTTTTACCACTTCCATCATTGAATCATACGATTTTTGTGACATTACCCGCGCCCGGCGAATGTAATTCATATCCATTTCCGAATGGCGGCTACCTGCTTTAATTTCCATTTTATTCCCCTCTATAATCGATTGCGCCCAATTCCGTCCCTCATCCCCGCCCCAACCGTTCCACGCTTGCCACCCCGGCCCCAATTCGTCCCATGTTGCGCCCTGTTTGTCTATTTCATGACGGGCAAAAAATGCAACCATCCGCCGAATAGTTTCCATCGATACCGGTTCCCGGTTGGCCAATTGCCGCGCCCGCGCTAACCCGATTAGTGTCATTCCCCGTTTGCTGGGAGGTTGTTTTTCCCGTTCGTCTAGGGCGTTTTGTGCATTGCGGGCGACATTGGCCGGGGGTGTGTATGTTGCCATTTACGCCCCCAATTCCTTATTAAACAGTTGTTCCACAATGGTGGGTAAATCCCGCTCCCCAACGATTTCCGCCGCCGTTTGGGCGGTTTGCCAGCGGCCGGCGTGAATTGGCGCTTGCTGATCGCCAACCACAAACGGGGCGTAATCGGCGGATGAGGTTAGAACCGCCCGGTTCCCGTCCAAATCCACCCGATACGAATTATTCAACGTTTGGGACGCCCGCAATTTTGAACCACGGCCCCGAATATAGGGAACTTTAATATTCCCGTTTTCGATATTGGCATATACAAACCGGCGTTGTTTAACCGATTTGTACACAAACGCGCCCCGGGCCGGGCGCCCCGGTTTTTGGTTGCTCAATTCCGTTCGCACAAATTGGCCGTATGCCAGCGTTGCCACTTTTACCAATCGCCCAATTTGATCGCTGGTAAACGCGCCCGAAATGTCTACCCGTATTTTCATTATTTCACCAGCCGCAATGTGACGTCACAACGACAATTGGGATGTGCGGGCGGGCCGTCCGGTGAATCAATTCCCCATACGTCAATTAGTTTGTTGTCGTATGGTTTGCAAATCCGGCAAACCAACTCATCCGCGTCCGTATTCCAAACCAATTCGGTTTTAATTCCGGCGTCGTTTAAAAACTTTTCGTATGCGTTCGTTGTTTGCGTTGACGCTCTCGTGATTTCCGTAATTGCAATGGTTGCGGCGCGGGTTTCCCCGAACGCCGGGGTTAATACGTCCCGTAAATCAGTAATCGTCATTCCGGGGGTTGTACGGTATAACGCAATTGCTTTACTTAATACGTCGCTGGTTGTTCTATCAATCTCCAAACCAAACTTGGGTAAATAGGTTTCTAAATACCCGTTAACCGTGGTATTCCGTTGTTCCGCCCCCATGGGGTATTGGAATTGCGTACCCAACGCGTCAATTCGGGTATTTGCGACGTTGGTTAGTTCGCTAACCATCGCCGGTTTGATTAACTGGGATAGATTTGGATCGTCCCCGTTTCCATCATCCATTACTTGGCGCGCCCAAATGTCCCCAGCGTTTGCCAAAATCCGAACCAGTTTGTTGTATAGTTTTTTCTCATTCGCCCGGATTTTTTGGGTTGCTTTTATCCCCGCAAAAAACGCCCGGATTTCCCTCGGGTCCGTGATGGATTTAAGGGTTTTGGAAATATACAATTCTAACGGCGCTGGTATCGATGATCCGACAAATTTGGTACCGTCCCCGCCCGATCGAATTCGGCGAATCGCTTTTTGTTCCCAGCGGGTTAAATCGTCTAAAAATTGCGCCGTTGCATATGCGATTTCAAACGGGGGCGGCGCCGCTGGGGATATTTCCGGCGTTATACGATCAGATGGCAATGGTTCGGGCGTTTTGGGGGCGTTGGGGTCTACCACCCCGGCGTTATTTGACGTATTTATTTGTAATACATCTTCGATGTTTTTGTATCCCAAAATATCCATAGCGCCGGCAAGTGGGACGCCCGCTTGTACTAACTGCAATAGCGAACCCGCCCGTTGGGCCTCATCCGTCTGCATCACGTCCAACGTTTCGGGTTGGAACGTGAGTTCGTACCCCAGCGGGAACAATAATTGTTCATTGATGATTTGCTGAATAACCGATAAACGGGGAATAATCGTTTCCCGCCAAAAACTTTGTCGATCGCTGTTAGCGGTTGCGTAATTGGCGGCGGACGCCTCCAGCATGGTTTGGGGAACGCCGAATACCGTCCCAACGGAATTATTCACCCGTTCGGCTAAATCGTTTAGCATTAAATCTTTTAACGCTGGGGTGATTGATTGGGCCTTAATATCCCCGCCCCGTACAAACAACGTCCGGAATGAGTTCCACACCCCAATAAACCGGTTCATATATTCCAGTTTGAACCGCTTAAATTCGTTTTCTGCCATATCGGATGGCATACTCATGATTGTTACCGGTTGGGCGCCGTGTTCAAAAAACGCAGATGCGAACCGTTCGATATAGTGGGATAATTGCGCCGATTGGAGGGCAACCGCCGCCGGCGCCAACCCCGGCCCGAAATCGTCAATTAGGGACGGTTCCCGGAAATAGACGATTTCGTTTATTCCCCATGGTCCGTATTGTTTGCCGCTAATCCGTTGTTCAAATTGCAAAAACGCCAACGGATCGGCCGCGTCAAATTCCCCGTATGGGAATACCCGGACGGTATTGGGGTTTAACTGCTGGAACCCAATCAATACGTTCCCCCGGAATAGTCGCAACCAGTACGCGGCGCCCTTAAGTAATAGCGCCCGTTCGGTATCTCGGATGAGATTGGGCAACGCCGATTTAAACGGCCAATTCACCGGGACGCCCTTACGGGTAATTAAATATGGAACGCTAGACAATGCATCCGCCCGCAAATTTACCGCCCGGTATAGTACGGGTACAACCCCATACGCCCCAACGGTTCCCCCAACTGATTCCGCGTTTTGCAACGCGTTTACCCACCCCGGAATTGCTTCGATTGCCATTACATGAAACCCCAATCTATAGAACCGGTTCCAATCATCCCGACGGCCCCGCTCACGGCGTCTACCATATCATCATGGGACCCCATTGGAAACGATACCAATTCATCCAAAAATATCCGGTTCCAATCGCCGCGGATTAATTTGCATTTGCCCGATTCGGCCCGCGCCGCCCATGGCATCGCCCGCGCTTTTTTGTCACGATCCACCCGAATCCCCCGGATCGTGGTGGTAATCAGTTCCGGGCGCCGGCGTAATTCCTGTAACCCCGCTAACCCGTGTAACGCCTCTTCGATACCCAACACGGTACCGGGTTCCGATAACGCCGTATGAATAATGAGTTTTTGGACGTCCGGCCATTCGGCCTTAATCCGGATTACATCATCAATATACAATACGCCGTTATCATCGAACGCAACCCGGGCGCCGGCGGTATAGTCGGCCGATTCCTTAATTGATGCCGCTAAATCCCAGTAGCGAACCCAATCCAACCCGGCCGGGGGTGTATCGATATAATCGAACCATTGGCGTTTAAACATTGCCCCAGCAACGTCGATAAATTTCCCATTGGCCTCTTGTTCATATTGTTCCGCCGTCATCGTTGCCCGCAACATTTCCACAAATCCCGCTGGGAGGTAAACGTTATCCGCGGTACGGGATTCTATCATTGCGTAATCCAACCCGCCCCGGTTCCATAATTCCCAAATCCAATTACGCCCGCGCGGGGTGGTGGTAATCCACGCCCGGCCGGGCGTTTCTCGTAATGTGGCAACCGCAATGGGCCACGTTTCGGGATCCATTAACGCGCCCTCATCCAACCATAACCATCCCAGATTGGCGCCGCGCAACCGGTCCGCGTTATCGGCGGAACGGAACAAAATTGTTCGGTTCCCGATTAACTTTAGTTCCCCATGGGATTGGTTAAATTCGGTAATGATGTTCCCAGCGCCGGCAACATTGAGAATAGTTCTCATTGCCCCGTCCCGTAACATGGGGTATGTGGGGGCGATAACCGTCCCAATAGAACCCGTTGGCATACGCAACGATTCCAGCGCGCCGGCGTGTGTTTTGCCGCTCCCCCGCCCGCCAACGAATAGCCGGAACCGGGCCGGGTTATTCCAGAATTGAAATTGTGGGTTTGTCGCTTTGGTTTGCGTCAATACCCGCGTTTGTGTGTTGTGGGGTGATGTCAATGATAAAATCCGTTACGGTACGTTGGGTTACTTCGTAGCGTTCCCGATATTTTTCCGGGCGTAACGCTTTTAAAAGTAATTCCATCAATCGATCGCTATCTTTTTCCGCCCGCTCCCGAGCGCGGGCCTCTAATTTGTCGATACTTACTTCCCGGCAAATCTCATATAGTTCCGCAAAATGTTCATCCCGTTTGATTGCGGTTCGATATGTGCTATAACTAATTCCCGCCAATTCACACGCCGCCGTATTGTTGCCCGTGTGTGCAAACACGGTGAGGAAATCCCGCGCCCAGGGGTACGCCCGGGCGGTTTCGGGTTCGATGGTGAATAGGGGAACCGTTGCGGCGTCCCCTACAATGTCGGCGCCCGCTGGTAAATAGCGAACGTCGCGATTCATTGGATTTTTTCCGTCGTGATTAACCGCAACAAAATATTAGCGGCCGCAACAACCATGTTAATTTGTACGCCGTATTGGGTGTATAACGGATCGTTCCCCAAATACCCCAAAAACAATACGACAAAAATTAGTACATTGGTCCAAATGGTTTTTGACTCATACCAGCGTTTCATAATTAACCCCCCATCATGTATTTGAGTACAAACGGATAAATAATAGCCACAATTGCCAACCCGCCGGCGATTTTGGATAATCGGTTTTCGACGTCGGATAATCGTTTATCCAATTCCGTGATTTCATGATATACCCCGATCAGCCTATCAATTTTTTCCTCAATCCGGGCAATTTTAACGTCCGTCGTTTCTCCCATTACCGCCCCCCTAATAACGCCGCCAAATCATACCGAAACGAATCCATATTTACCATTCTCCCCGGACACGTTTTGGGCGATCCCGTTTCCCGGTGTCCCTTTACTGTGTTGTACGTCGCGGGAATTTTTTGCCACGTAAGTAACGCCCCAGCGGCGCCCAATAGCAAATCATGGGTTTCCGTTCCCCATGGTTGGACATCATAATTCCCTACCACTTCAATACCCCAATGAGTAGTATTGTAGCGCCCGGCGTGAATTCCCCGCATATTTAACGGCGTCATCTGCCATATACCGGCGGTGCTGGGATCGGGCGGGTTGCCAATAACAAATAGATGGGGGCCGGCCGTCCAACCCTTGGCAACGTAGTAATTTTTAATTCCCTCAATAGTGGGAGCGCCGCGCCAATCCGAAACGCCGGGTTTCCATGTGTGATGGATTACCACGCCCCGCGCCCAACTTGCCACGGTTGGCGGATGGTTGGCCAAATGTTGGGTAAATTCGGCGATGGTTTTCCAGTGTCGTACATCGATAGCAAACATATATGCACCCCCTCATAACTATCATAGCAAAATACCACGCCCCGCCAAATGTAGAGTTCGGCGGGACGTGGTATTTTTTTACGTGAGTTGGGGAACCCCAGATGAACAAATATATTCTACCAGTGGTGAGAATTGAACGCAAATCGTTATTTCATTACCGCCCGGCCGGCGTCATCAATTACCAACCATTGGCCCCAGCATGGTTTGGAACTTGCCCAATGACGCCAACCCCGGCCGTTATCCCATAGCCGGATAAATTGTTTGTACTGTGCTGGGGGTGAATCCATTTCGGCGTTGGGGTGTCCGGCTAGCCATACATACGTCGAATCATTGAATTGGAACGCCCCGCCGTCATCCGTTGGGGAGCGGGCGCCCCAATCAATGGTACCCCAGTTTAGCCCGTCCCCGGATTCACACGACGCAATAGCGACGGCCGCCGGAATTACTTCGATTGTGTTGGCGTGACATACGCCCGTATTACAAACCAACCATAGGAATATGCTAATCATGATGTTTTCCAATCGTACCATTTGCATTTGAGGGGCAACCAGTCCCCATCAACTTGCCGAACCGCCCAACGGTATTTGGTTCCCAACCAGTTCCCAACGATTTGGGCGACATCCTCCCGATCATACGCGTGAAAACTGTTTTGTTCCGGGTACAACCGAACCCGAACGGGTAAATGTTTAATATGGTACCGGATTCCGTTGGGCGTTGCGGGGAGTATGGAATACAAATATGTCGCGCTAATGTATTTGTACCGGGCAATGTCCCGAATATCTCCAATCAGTTCCCGCCAACGGGGCGCGGCGCGGTTTGTGTTGCTATGCATCGCTAACCCGGCCCGTAATACGGATTCAATCATTTCGTCGGTATAGGGTAATGTGATTAAACCGTGTCGAATCAGATTATTTATTATCGATTTATTGACGCCGGTATCCTGTATAAACTTGGCCTTACTTAACCCAACCGATTTCCGGTATTCGGTGACTTTTACCCCGGTTGCCCGTTTTACGGCGTCATACAACGCGTATAACTTGGTTCGTTTCATTACTCGTAAATGTTCCCCGTTCCGGCGCCCCTGGGGTTGGTTTATGAACTTTTCCAGCGCTCTAATTTGGGCGGCGGTGTAAATCCCCTCCCGCGGCGCTTTAAGTTCGCCGTTAGTGATGAGGGCGTGCTTTATGTGGTTGTATCTCGCCACCCCAATTCTCAGTATTTTACAATCCCGAATTCGGTTATTGGTAAATACTTTCAAATACCGGTCCAGGAATTCGTCATTATTGCCCGGTTTTGAAAATACCCAACTACAAAATTCATCGCTGGTATAGATTTCCTGTAATACCATTTGGGTTGGCAGTTTCATTTCGTCGGCAATTTGGCGGATTGTTTGCCCGCCGATATACCGGGCGGCTAGTGAAATACTATGCATCATAACCCCCGGGCGTTTATCGCCGTTTCGGCGGCAAATTGCGATTTTGCAAGGGTTAACCCCATACCGGAATCGATATGGTTCGGGCCGCCGAATAGTTCGTTATCGTTGCGGAATAGTTCCCACTGGAACCACCCGCCCCGATCGATTACCAGCGCCCGCCAATGGCTAATTTTTAACTGGTATTCGCCGGTTGGGAGTTTCACCCATTGGGCGCCGTTATAGGTTCGCGGTATCATTGCGTTATTGCTCCAATATGGTGTAATGCATCATCTTGGGTTACACAAACCCCAATGGGGGCGCCCCAGTTGGCATGGAACGCCGTTTGTATGGGGTTTAACTTGCCCGTCGGGGTTTTTACTTCAATCAAATAGTTCACGCCCCGGAACGCTACCAGCAAATCCGGAACCCCTTGGCCAACGGGCGCCAATGATTGAACGGTTGCCCCAACGGATCGCAACGCGGTGATAATTTCCTTTTGGTTGGAATCGGTTCGGGCGTTTCTCATTCGGTTTTAAACTCCCGTACCTGTTTAACAAATTCGTTTACTTCCTCAATGGTTAAATAATAGTATGTGGTGATGCGTTGCCCGATGAAATACGGGGCGAACGTCAAATAGGCAACGAGTAAATTCATCATATCGGATTCCGCCACTACCAACCCGATTTCGTATTCGACGCCCTCTTTTGTGTATTCGTCATCAATCGGTTTCCCATACCACTTGGTGGTAAGTTCCCGCATATTTATCACCGATACCATAACGGTATCGTTTATTTTGACGTGTATTTGCTGATCACGTGGTTCGTCCTCATCGATAAACCCGGCCGCTATTTGTTGTTTGGTGATTTCCATACTATTCCCCTCGTACAATCGCTTCAATTTTCCCCGCTGGGGTGATCATCTCATACACCACGGCGCCCCGCTCATATCGCAAAAACTTGGGTTGGCCGGATAATGGTACGCCGACGTGTTGGGCAATGGCGGCCCGTACCGCCGCCGCCCGGTCCCGGCTCAAAATCCCGTACGTTGTGCCGGCAATGGTTATTAAATACTTAGGCATTGGTTACCACGCTCATCTCCAATTGCTCCCACCCCAGCGGGGCGCTAACCATACTCGGGTATTCGTTATAGTGTGCAATGTCCCAAAATATCCGGGGTTCGGAATACCATTTTTCCCACTGGGAGAAATACACGCCGGCCCGAATGATGTTTTGTACGGCGTCATCGATCGGGATGGTATCCAAAATATGGGGGAGTGTGCAACGCGTTACCCCGTCAACATTGATCCGTATTTCCCGGGTATCGGCCAGCGTTGATACCACCACGCCGGGACGGTTTGGGACGTCGTAGAACGCTTGGCCCGGTATGGTTCGGTACGTCCGGGGTTTGGTTCGGGTTGGTTTCATTGGTACGCCCCCATATCAGTAAATTGTTTGATTAGTTTTTGCATAATTGGCATAACGTCCCGTTCCATCTGTTGCCAACGGCGGGCGAAATCTTCGTACCAATTTACCGGTTGCCCGGGTTTGAACCGTCGTAAGCGTTTGCCACTTCTGATTTGGCGGTGTAGCGTGGTTCTATACTTCATTGTTTTCCCGTTTCATCTGTTCCCGCTCCCAGCGGCGGCCGGCGTCGAATGAGTCTTGCATACATTCATAATGCCATTGGGCGATGGATTTTTCCGCCCGGGTTTTGGCAACATACGCCGTTACCAGCAAATACACCACGGCGCCAATGACGGCGAGTAAGAAAATGATTTGTTCCATCTAAATCCCCATCTTATACAAAATGTATACTGCGATCCACGCGCCAACGAATAACACAACCCGACCCCATACGCCCCCATGTATTACGGTATACATCGCAATAATAACCGCTGTAAATATCGTTAATGCAATACCCAACATAAAATAAATTGGGATGTATGTCTGCATCTATTCCCCCTCATCCGTCGAATAGTCAATCGTGGAAATCACCCATTCCCGGAAATGGTCGTAGTTGGGTTCGATCGTGCTGGGGTATAATCCGGATTGGTGGTGTTCGCTGTCGTATACCCAACACGTATCATCCTCGCTGTAAATAACCCGATACGTTTCGTGCATTGCGTCGAATTTTATTATTCCGGGTTCCCCCTCCAGCAATTCGGGCAACCAATTTTGTTCCAGCGTATTTCGTAAATAGTCGTAATCCGATACGCCCCGATATTTGCGGATTTGGTTTTGAATGAATCCCCCCATCCACGTATACCCAACGGTGATTGTTGTAGCGTGATCCGTGGCAATGTCCCGAACTATAGCCGTCATTTCGTAGGTATTTTGCCAAATGGTTTTTACCATGCATCCTTGGATAGGTTCGGGAATCTCATATACCCCGTATTGCATTACCCGATATTCTTTACCGAAAATTTTCAGTTCCGGCCCGGCGGATGGGGAGGGGCGATTGTTTACCGGATTGTTGGCGAATGAGAATTCGCCGGTTTCAAAATTGTAGTTCATTCCGTTTTATCCTTTGCTCCTATTGCCCAATCAATCAAATACCGCAATGTCCCAGATAGTGTTTGGACCCGTCGATATTTGCCGCGGGGTAATGAATCCCGGATCCGTTCCAGCGCCGCCCGCCGTTCGGGCGTAATGTATAGCGTGATTACCGATTTGTTTTTTGGTTCCGTGTTTTTCATAAATCCCCTAATTCGGCGGGCGTTGTAAATGCGATTTGGAGGGCGCTGGTAACCACGTGGTCCAACGTGGTCCCGGAATCTTCAACGGTTTGTAATAGTGTGTTATACAGTTCCCGGGGAATTCGGACGGTGATGGTTGCGGGCGCGGCGGGCGGTTGGGGCGTTGGTTTGCCAATGTGGAATCGGGCGGGTTGGTTCATTGTTGCTCCTATTCGTTATACGTATAACTATTATACTGTATTTTATAGTTATACGTATATTGTTTTTTCGGGCAATGTGGAGCGGGGGGAATACAGAGGGGCGCGGGGGTCGTTTTAGTTCAAACGCGGGCCGGGGTCCCCAGCGCCGGGGCGCCGTTCCATCGATGTATTGACGCTGGGAACCACGCCCGGCGCCGGCCCGATCGCCCGGCCGTAACCATCAATACGCCGGTGTAAGTGATTGCGTTTATTATGTAAACATTTGTTTACGGCGTATCAATCGCATAAACGCCAAACGCCCTATTTTCAAAACAACATTAGAACTCCAATGTTGCTTTGAATATTTATTACATCATTGCCCAACGTAGCGAATCAGTGATTACAATGCACCAAACCCCGCCCAACGTTGCCCGACATTGGGGGCGATAATTACCAGCGCCGGGCGATGATTGGCCGGGAGCGGCGCCGATTGACGGGGCCGGGACGCTGGGAGCAACGCCGGGCGGGGCGGGGTTGCATCGATGGGGGTACGATCGCCGGGCCGGACGCCGGGGTCAACCAATCGCGGGCGCGCGAACCGGGAACGCTTTGGCTATTGGTTATGTAAAGTCAAAAAATAGCATCATCTGGATGTACTAACATCTCCCCATTTTGATGCACAATTCCCCCAATTTTCTCCAATTCATCGCTATATACAAAAACGATGGCACAATGGCACAATGAGGCGTTTACGGCGTATCAATCACCAAAAACCCATGGCACAATGCGTGGCACAATGATGGCACAATGGCACAATGGATGGCACAATGAACCCCAAATAGCGTCAACGATCCATAGGGGTATACCCCATTGTGCCATATGTGCCATATGTGCCACGCTATGCCATATGTGCCATATATGCCACGCTATGCCATATGTGCCATGCAATATAAAATACATCAATCTATAATAAAAACAATATGCCATACATACATACATATATATATATATACAGAGGGGAGGGTATATATACCCTCCCCCGTTTTCCCACTGGGAACAATTTTTTCTATTTACCGATGATTGTATTTTTTGATACGGGCCAAAATATTCGGCGTTCCAAGTGTTTGCCCCAGCAAAATATAATCGTCAACGTCCCGACATACCGCCAAATGAATCCGCCAATACTGAATAAGGGCGGCAATAATCCCGCCGAACTTTACCGTTTCATCTAATCGACGTTCGAACCGCTCCCGCGCGGATCGGAGCGACGTTAACGGGGTTTGTTCAATTTCCATATACGCGGTTTGTACGTTATCCCAGCGGGCAAGTTCCGCCGGGTCCAACGAATCCACCAAATCGCAATATATCCCCGTGGCAATGCTGGAACGTTCCAACAACCAATCAAACCCGCCCTCCCAATCTCCCATACAATCCGTACATAGAACCCGGCGGCCGGTATACTTACTATCACATTTCCGACAATGTTGGGTAATATGGTTTGTCATTGCGCGCCCTCCTTATAAATCAAATCATGTATTTTTAGCGGTATTCCGCCGATATTAATCAGTGCGACCACCCGGGTGAGTTCCTTAAACAATGAATCCGGCGGCAAATCCGAATTTTTCAAATCATATATTGCCGCCCGGAATTCAATCGGTATTTGAGAATACGCAACGTCGGTGATCGGTTTCCAGTAATACCCTTGACGTCCAAACAACCCCGGCGCCAACTGGGGCGAATCGCCCCGTATTGGGGGCAACGTGGCGATTTGCGGGGCGTTATCACCCTTAGGGTATATTTGTCTATTGGCGTCATTTTCGGCCCGCAAAACGGCGGCTATACGTTCCCCAATCGCTTGGTACCGTCCCCGGCCAACTTTGCCAATCAAACCGTCCGATTCCAACCGCCCCAACAACTTCGTAACACTGTTTGGGGTTTTGTCGGTTTGGCGGGCAATTTCGGCCGCCGTCATTTCATCCCCAGCGGCTAATATTTCCATTACCCGGCGGCGTTCAAATCCCAAAATCAAATGGAGCGGGGCGGGATCGTCGATTTTGTGGCAATTCATATACGTATCCCATTGGAGCGTAACCGGGTCCCGGTCGGGCATATTCCTATACCGGGTTTCTAATATGGTTCGGGTTCCGTCGGTTTCATCCCGGCGGATAATGATGGTTCCGTCAACGGCGCCGGTGAGTCCGGTGGTCCCGCTGACTTCGTCGAACGGGTCATCGGATTTCGCTTTCCGGGTATGGTGAATAATACAAATAACGATTCCGTGTTTGTGTGCTAATCGCTGGATTGGTTTGATTGCGTTGTAATCCTCGGCGTATGCCAGCGCCCGGCCGTCCACTGGTTCCCGAAAATTCTGCAATACATCGATGATAACCAACCGAATCCCGGCGTTCGCCTCCAAATACACATCCAGCATTGCCACGGCGTCCAAACCCCGTTTATTCCAATCATCACTAAATCCAAAATGTAAATCGGTTGGCCAATGATCGCTAACCAAACTCATCATTTTCAATCTGGTATATACCCCGTTGTCATTGCCCTCCAAATCTAAATACAGCGCCCCGGATTTCTCACTGTCAAATTGACCAAATACTTTTTGGCCCCTACTTACCATTAACGCAATATGGAGCATTAAAAACGATTTCCGGGATTTTGGTTTCCCTACCACCAAATAACACCCCGGTATAAATAACTCATCAACAATAAACCGCATTGGGGGGAATTCCGCCCGTTGCAAATCGGCGGCCGTGGTGGTTTTGGCAACGATTGGGGGCGGTGGTACGATTGGCGGAACGCTATAGATGAGTGTGGGGGTATCGGGGTTTAATCGCAACCAATCCGCCACGTCCCCGCCCGTCCCTAGTTGTAAATCGAGATTGGTAGTGGTGAATCCGGCGTTCCGCAATTGCATCGTGAGTTTTTCGGCGGCGTTGCGCCCGGTTTCATCGCAATCCAGTGCAACGCAAACCGGCCCGTTCCATTTGGACTTAAGGGTTTCTAGTAACAGTTCCGGTATCCCCCGTTCCGCCCCGCTGGTGATACACGTCGCGGGGATGCCCTTGGATAACGCCACAATAACCGATATTTCCCCGTTACATAACAGCAACGGGAGCGCGTCGTATTTGGCGCGTTTTACGGCCGCGTCTAGGTAGTACCAGCATGGTTTGTATCCTTTGGCGTGACTATAGCGGGGGTTCAATCCATCGATATACCGAAACCGATCACCGGCCGGGGTGATGAATTTAAACCCCGCCCGTTTGCCGGCAATAGGGACCCAACCAAATTGCCTCATTACTTCCAGCGTGACGCCGTGACTAATTGCGTATTCGTCATGGGTTAGCGTTATTTTTGTGTTTGCGGGTTGCCCCTTATCTACTGCTATCCCCAATTTATCCGCCAATTGATACAGCGAATAACCGGCGCTCCCCCGGGTACGATCGACGGCCGTCCCCATTTCCTCGGTAATGATTTTTACTTCAAACGTTCCCGAATCGGCGTTCGGGTCCCATGGCCGATTACCCACCCAAACGCCCGGGGATTTCTCTATAAACCCTTGGGCGCGTAGCGCGTCAATAACTTTTGTTGCGGTTCCCATAAAAATCCTAAAAAATCCGGCGCCGGGGAATTATCCCAGCGCCGGACGCTATCCCCCGACGGGTTAAAACGGTAATATTGGTTCGTCTAGTGATTGGGGGACATTGCGGCCGGGCGCTGGTTCATCGATGGGGGCGACATTCCCCCGGCGTTCATCCGCCCAACCCTTATATTCTTTTTGGATTTGGGCGCCCTTTTGTAAGATTTCCGTACCGACGTATAGCGTTTTGAGATCGTCCCGGGTTGCGCCGAATTTGGGATTAATCACGGGCAACGTAACAACCGAACCCTTGCCCGTTTCGGTATATACCGGGTTGCCCTTTTTATCCGTTGGCGCCGTCATCGGGATATAAAACGCCCAACCGGGGAGGGTGGTTTTTGCCAGCGTCATCGCGAACGCCCCAATGGTTTTTTGGTATTCCTCAATGATCCCGCCCTTGCCATAAATCGCCCGGGCCGTCATCCCCTTGGTTACCAAAATAATCGGTTCGTCAATCCCGGCGGCAAATCCTAATTGTTCGGCGTATTTGCGGGCGCCCTTTTCATAGTGTGCCAACCAGCGGGTTTCTTGCCCGTCGCTGGTGAACCATTGTTCCCGGTAATAGATTGGCGCCCACATAAGCGACGGCGCCGAATAACCGGATTCATCGGGGAACCGGTTGGACTCATTCCACGGGAGATCACACCCGCCCAACTTGGTATAAAATTCCCCATTGGTTCGAACGGTTTTGGCGTCGACGCCGTTAAACCACCAAATTTTTGGGAGTTGGCGCGTTGGGGTTTCGGTTTCAAACTCTAACCCGGCAATATCATCAAAAAAATCATTACTCATTCCCGTTTCCTATCACTGGTAGGCTAAATTCCGGATTGATTACATCTAGCCCGCGAAATTTGGCGGCGTCCATTACACATTGGCGGACAATCTGGGGGAGCGTTAACGGTTTCATTCCTTGTTTTCGCATCTCCATATACCCAATCTGCCATAGTAGCATTGATTCGGTATGGTTAAACGAAACCGTGGTACGCGTTAATTGTTCCTGTTTTTCATCCATCGTTATTTATCCTTTTTAAGCATGATATACCCGGCCCTAGTAGACTCTTTCCGGGCGTCCGCGATCCGTTGGGCGGTTTGGATTTCCCCGTTCCGAACCAGTTCCGATGTAAGGGCGTCCAACGTTTGGGCGTCATATGACGCGGTTTTGCTGGATTTCGTCATTAACGCCGTACCGAATCCGGGAACCGACACCGAACCGCCCAATACCGTTACCAGTTCTTTAATTTGTTCCCGAATCGCATCCCGGCGGGACGTTAACGGCGCAATTTCGCTGTCAATTTCGGCGATTTCTCCCCATAGTTGGGCGATTTGCGCGGCGTTGTCATCGAACAATTGTTTGTCATCGGCGAATAAATCAGTCATCCCGGTTTCCTTTCATTAATCGTTTTTACGATCCAGTTGGCGGCCTGTAATTTGCTCCCCCATTGCGTAATACGGGATGGGGTAAAATAGATTTCGGCGTAAAATTTCCCGTTCTTGAATTCAATATCCCATTTTACGCCGTTGTATACCCCGCTCCAATACCCCATCATTTCCCCCGAAATTCTAACCCGCGTTCCGTCAAAATATATACCATCCATTGAAACGCGTTGTATGGTATGGTTCGGGCGTCATATCCCATGATCATACATTGGTGAGTAATTAATACGTTTTGCCAATTGTTGGAACGGAAAAAATCAACGTTTGCAGATTTGAAAATGTCGTATAACGCCGGGATATTTTGGGGTTTGAACAAATCCGCAACCCAACGGATTACCGTCGCATCTGGTTCCGTAATTGGGGAATACGTCGAATGAATATATTCCCAGTTGGTAACGTCGTATTCCGTCATACGCAATTTGAATAACTCAAACGCTAACCCTTTGACGCCGTCCCGATCCGTCCCGGCCGGGATGATTTCGTACCGTTGGACGGTTTCCCCATCATGGGTGTATGTGGTTGCCATGGTATAAATTTCCGGGTAGTAGGGGTGACGGGTGAGGATGCACGACACCCCGAAACCGTCGATTCGTTTCCCCTGGGCGGCGTTGATTTGTGCGTGTGTCATCTGGTTTGCTCCTTTATTGGATCGGCGTCTAGATTGCGCCGTTAATCCCGTATTGGTTGGGGGCGCCGCTCCCAGCGCCCCAACGGTTGCCATTGGGTACTAATCGCGCATTGCGATAAACTCGGTAATTGCGGGTGAGTATTCGGTACTGGTAATAATATCATTCATCATTACATAAAACCGTTCGCCCTTATAAATCCAACATTCCCCAACCCGTAAATTCGACGTTTGGAATATTTCCAACGTGGTCCCGGCGATTGGTTCCCGGTATTTGCCAATCAGTACCGGGGCGCCGGGGACGCTATGGGGCGCGATTTGGCCAACGTGACGAATAACCAATACATTCCCGTATTTATGTTTTTCATGTTTGGTTACCAGTTCCCGAACCGCGCCCCGGCCGGCGATTATTGCGGGTAATCGATCCTTGTTCATCTGGATTCGCATTGGTTTGTTCCTTTGCTCAAATACTTCATTCCTATTTCATTATACGTATAATTATACAAATGTCAATATGTAATTATGCGAATATGCGAATATTGGTAAAACTCTCATAATTGCCCCGTTACTCCCGGGGGTATCATTGTATAGGGTTGGGGGATAACGCCCCGCAAATCGCCAAATAGACGCCAATACGGGGCAAATACAAAACCCCCCGGGTGGGAGGTTTTGTACCGTTATTTATGATGTATGCATTTTTTATATAGGTTGCTCCAATCTATGGCAATTCCAGTAATTGCCGACGTTATACGGCGCCGGTGAGTTGTATTATATCAATA